CCAGACCTTGCAGTTAATATTTCAAAGCAAAGTTTAATCTTGTTAATAATTGTTAGATTCAATTATTTTCTCCTTGTTGAATAGCTCACAAATAGCCGCCTCAATAGCCGCCTTCTTGCTTCCGTGGAGGCCTGCTAGATATTCTAGCTTTTGCAGGATTTCTGCTGTTGTGTAAACAATTGGCAGGCGCGGTATATTGCGCCTTTTTTCGTATTGATTTTTTATCATAATTAAAAAGCCCAGTATCCTGTTTCGATATCATACCAATCGGTGTCAACGTAAGCGTGCTCCATGAATAATTCTATCTGACCGTTCTCGATCATTGCGATATTGTCGTTTTCGCGGATTGATTGCTCAACAAAAATAGGATCGACCCCTGCAAGTTTTGCTGCTTCAAAGCTGTGGTGACCATCTGTAACAACACGATATTCTTCACCGTCAATAACAAAAACTGGAGTTACATAAACTGTGAAGTCTTCATTGGCTAATTTCTCTGCAACAATTTCATCATCGCGGTAAGCCTGGCTACTGATTGTTTTCATTTTATTTACTCCGGTTGTTTATTTGCTGCCTTGTTTGTATGTGTTAATAATAGTACTTACACGAAACGTAAACATTGATCTAAATCACACTTTCGTTAACTCGTAATATTTTAATACATCATCCTGCGTGATAGCCGCCGAATCCATGATGTGCCACAATTCGGGGTTGCTACCGCTTGCAATTGCTAATCGTACAACTGGCTCAACTGGCGACACTTTACCCATCACTAAAATGGTGCGCTTTTGATGATCCATACTGCGAAATACACTGAAACGCTCGCCGTGCTTGTCTGTGACCATCATTCGGCCACCTTGTAGCCAGCTTGTTGGATAGCCTCTTTGCACTCTTCAATGGCATCATTGTAGTAATAGCACGACTGCTCTTGCGTGTTTTTCATTAGTTTTGGCAGCTTAATCGGCTTCATTGCTTCGCGTGATGCTTGCCATCCTACATACGCATTATGCTCAGGCCACGACGCGTATTCGCCGTTTATTAATCGGCTATTCGGAATAATGTGTGGAAAGGGATTAGATTTTCTAATCCCTTTGTGAATGATTAGCTGATTGTTTCTTCAATTCGCCATTTCTCTGCTTCTCGCTCACAAAGCAATGCAGTTGCAACTGATTGCGCCAAGCGCCACATTAATTCATTACCACCGCCGCCAGCTACTTTGTATTCTTCAAATTTATCGAAGTAACGATAATTAGGATCTTTATCATCATATTCAAATTGCAAAAGCTCTTGACGGGTTAGCGCCAATTGCTGAATAGTTTGTTCAACATCCAGCGGAATGCTGCGATCACCGCTTTCCCATCGTTGCCACGTTCTAGGTTCGCAATCACCTATATGCTTTGCTGCCTCAGTTACTTCAATAAATAACAACTTTCTAAGTTGCTTTAATTCGTTGTTTGTCATAACAAAACCTTATAAAAAAAGGGGCTTTCGCCCCTAGTTATTATGCAGCTAACAGCTCTTCAACAGCTTCAATAATTTCATCAAAAGGAACAAAATCAATGGCTGGCATGAAAGATGGTTTTTCGCTCATATCAAACACAGAACATAGCTCGTCTTCCATGTTGCAGCGGATATTGCTATCTGTGAATTCAACAGATTTAAAATCACCGTCAGCATCATAATTAACATGTTCAGCTAATTCGACGCGCCCCATATCAGTAACTAAATCAAATTTAACCATGTCGAAATCAGTGATGATTTCAATGCGGGCGTTTTCAATGCGGAATGTATTCATTTTTAATCTCACCTTGTTGAGCTGGTTCGACCCTGTGCCGAACCATTGATAATATTATGGTCGTAAATGCGACCAATAGCAAGCCTTTCACATAACTATTTTTGAGTTATTTTTCAGCAGATCCACACGTTATTCCGAATAGCCTATTAATCTAGCCAAGTTACAATTAACACCTCTATCATTGCAGTATGTTTCCCACCATGACTCAAACTCTTTCCGTATTTCTTCGCTCATACAATCTTAAACTCCTGTACTAAAAATTTACCGGATGGCATTTTTTTAACCTTTGCAACGCTGTCTTTTCCAATCCATGCCTGAAAACAATCTCGATAAATGCTTTTTTCCAGCTTTGAATAACCATGCAATTCAAGCCAGGTTTTCGCATCTTTCATGCCATCGAATTTCACGTCATTAAAACCAGATAACACGATCCGCTTAACTCCAAGTAATGCACAAAATAGCGCTGAACGCCTAACAATCTCGCTCCTTGCCAGTTTTGCTATAACATCCTGCCGCTTTACTGCGTCAAGAGTTGAATCAGAATGCGTTGAATTTAGGCCTGACATTATTTCAATTACAGAGTCTAAACTCATTCCGGCTTCGATCATTGATACAAAATCTTTCGCAGATTCTTCGGTGATAAATTTTGAATGAGTTCCGCGCTTGTATCTTGCGCGGATCAAATCAAGCGAGATCATCTGCTTTACTCGCTGCAATATCCAATTCGTTAGATTCGCGCTCTGACTTTGCGAACTCAGTTAACAACAGCCAGGCGTGCTTGTTTCCTGCTTCAAGTAGACGATAGATATGCTGTTTCCACTGGTTGCGCTTGATGATAACCGATGTCTGTGCGGCGAATTTATACTCTTTCTCTTCATCAAACATGCACCACAATGCTTCATATAAATCTTTTTGCGTTGCCAGGTAATTAAAAAAATCATCTAGCCGTGTTTCGTAAATGTACAGCGCGTGGTCTTCTGGGTTGTATTGTTGTTTCATTCTGTTATTCCTTTATAAAATGCTCAGCGCTCATAACAACATCATCTTCTGTTGTTATTTTAATTTCACCCTTGTTTTTCAAAATGAAATCGACAATCTCCAGTGTATTTCTGCAACATTTAGCTTGATACTCCTTTCTTTTTATAAATGAATGCATTGCCATATCTAGCGTGTCGTAGCAATAGCGCTTACCATGTCCATCTAACACGAATCGCTTTTTACCGTATTCAATCCATTCTCCGCTGAATGATTTGTAAATTCCGATAACCCATGCTCCGCATTTTGTTTTCTTTATCACCTTGAATTTATTTGCATGCAAATGAATACCGTCTTTTCCAATGCGCTCTGTATATCTGTATTTAAATTCACTCACAATTATCACTCCTCTCCGTTTCGATAAGATAATTATCATTCAACTCCAATAACAAAACAGTGATCTAGATCAACTAAATGTGATTATGTTTGAGTTATTATTTTTGAACTGGAAACAAGGAGAAAAACAATGACAGCAATTAGACAGAAAGTAGTTTTGACTGAAAAAGAGATCAACGATTACGCAAGCGGCAAATTGTCAATGCAGGATATTGCAAAGGCACACGGATGCACAAAAGACACAGTATCTAAACGCCTGAAAGAAACAAAGCGCGCTGATGTAATTGAGCAGATACAACATAACAGTAAGCGCGGTGCAGCAAAGCTGTCTGAAAAACAGATACAAGAAATAATAACGCGCGTCAAAAACGGTGAGGATGCCCGCGATCTGGCTATTGAATACCACATGGATGCAGCAAGCATCCGCTATCATCTTAAAGCGCACGGCATAAAAGCAAAACGCGCAGAAAGGCGCGACTGGGTTGAGCAGAAAGCCGAGAAAAGAAAAATAACAGATGATTTTAAGTCAATAATCCCTAAAAATGCTTTTACTCAAGCTCACTCAATGATGACAAGAGCAATGCAGTTATGAAGAAACTATTCGCCATATTGCTGCTGGTTGGCTGCAATGAGCCAGTTAGGCACGAAACAAAGACATACACCGGTAATTCAGAATGGATCAAGCTGCATCAACTGGTTACCGAGATCGAAAGCAAGGAGGTTGAACTGTGCATCAAAGACAAATCAACTTGCCAGCCGGCATCGAAAGACGCACATGACATGGTCAGATCGCTAGAAAAGTAAAGTTTCGTTAATGGCCGCCTAGTGCGGCTTTTTTGTGCCTGTAATTTCATGATGGTGATAGAATAAACAAAACACAGGGGGATTTATGGCAGTAATAAAAGAAGAGATCGCAGGTGGTAAAAATGTTATTGCGTTTCTGGATATGATTGCATACTCCGAACTTAAAGGATTGATTGAAATATCAGATCGCGGGTATAACGTAATCGTTGGCAGCACACTAAAGAAACCAATCTTGTTTTCATCGTATGCAGATCACCCTAGAAAGCTAATTCAGATAAATGCAAATCTGAAATCAACAGCCGCTGGTCGTTACCAGCTTCTTTCAAGGTATTTTGATGTGTATAGAAAACGGCTGAATCTCAATGACTTCTCGCCATTATCTCAAGATCTGATCGCGATACAGCAAATCAAAGAGAGAAAGGCGATTCCATTGATTAAGGCTGGAAAATTTGAAGTGGCTGTTACTGCTTGTTCAAATATCTGGGCGTCACTTCCAGGTAACAACTACGGGCAGCACACAAACGACATTGCAGAGCTTAAAGCTGCATACATCAATGCTGGCGGCACTGTTGCCGCAAAATAAAGAGGTTATAAAATGGCTTACTTACTAGCTAGATTGAAAGAAGCATCAACGTGGCGCGGTATTGCGTTGTTACTTACTGCGTTTGGCGTTCAGGTTGCACCAGAAGTGCAAGAGGCGGTTATTTCTGTTGGTATTGCTGTGGCTGGCGCTGTTGGAGTCCTATTTCCTGATTCAACGAAAAGTTGACGCAAACGAAAACAATGACTACCATTAACTCAATTGCTCCACTCCATCTGGTTGTTTTATCCTTGTTCATTTGCTTACTCCTTGTTTAATAGCCCTCTCACGAGGGCTATTTTTTGCTTGCAAATCCACGTTCAAAATTAACCATGATCGCTTCTTTGGTGTAAAGCGGCGTAAACACCACAAAACACGAGCAGAAATTAACGCCTTTCACTTCCTTCTTTGTTTCGTAATCAACAAAGCAATATCTACCACTCGGCACATAAACTAATGTTGCTTTATCGCTAACAAACTCACGCCACCACTTCGTACATGGCTCAAAAGGTATCATGCAGCACACGGTTAAATTGTGTTTTGCTGACTGCTCTTTTGCTCGCTTAAGAAATGACTCTTTTTGCGAGAATGGCGGATTGCACCAAACTACCTTAATCACTGGGCCGAAATGACAATTCCATTCAGTAATTAGCGCATCATCTTCTTGTGATATGAAGCCAATCCCCTTCGCCTCGACTGACGACTTTGCACATGCATCAAGATCGAACTGTTTGACGCCGCATAGTGCCTTTGCATCACCCAGAGCAAGCTCGCTAGTATTCCAGAAGTCTTTTTTATTAACTGGCGTTTCTGATTTTTTACCCGCTGTTACATGACTCATAACAATCCAAGCCTCCGATCAATCTCTTTCTCTGCTTCATCGTATAGCTTGTATTCAATAGTCGCCGCCTGCTGCATCTCCTGCCAGTTCCGCTTTCGGCGATCTCGCAGCTTAATCAGCTTATCCATTGGCTGCGTTTTAATGTCGCTAAAATCTTCTGTTTCAAATAGTTTTTTCATTCCTTTACTCCAATTAATTCCAGCGCCTTAATAATATCAGCGCCGGTGGTTATTTATTTGATGCAGATCACGGTTTTAATGCGTGAAGCAATGAATTTTGAACGCTGTCTTTTTCGGCGATCACTTTTAACACCCGCTCGTCAATCGTACCCTGTGCAACCATGTGGACAATGCGAACAGGTTTTATCTGTCCTTGTCGGTGTAGACGGGCGTTGAACTGCAAATAGTTCTCCAGTGACCAGGTGAGACCAAACCACACGATGATCGACCCGCCTTGCTGCAAGTTCAGCCCCATCGAGGCACTAGCGGGATGAGCTAACAGCATCTTGATCTCGCCGCGATTCCATCGAGCTATCGTCTCTACCTCTTTATCGAGTACAACCGCATCAGGAAAACGCTTTTGCAGGCGCTCCAGATCGCTTTTGTAGTTATAGGCGATCAGAAAATTCTCATCGGGTTCTCGTTCGGTTAACTCTTCGAGCGCGTCCAGCTTCGCGCTATGTGTCTCACTGTAATTGTGATTCTCATCGGTATATGCGAAGCCGTTCGCCAGTTGGAGTAATTTATTAGCTAACACCGCAGCGCTAACTGCTTCAATCTCTTCTCCGCCGTCCAGTTCAGCGAGTAGCGTTTTCTCAAAATCGAGATATTGGCTCATCGCTTTTGCGGGCAGTTCGACGGTTTCAGTTAAGTCGATCCTGTCTGGTAACTGCAAATAGTCCTCTGCTGACATCGACAACACCAACGGCTTGATCGCGTTCTGGATTTGTTCCGGTGCGCCGGTGCGAGGCGTGAACTTATACCCCATAAAATCCGATTCAAAAAACCGTTGTTTGTACGCTGTCATCGTCCGGCCCAAAGCCTGACCAAAATCGAGCAGGTAGATCTGAGACCACAGATCTAAAAGCCCGTTGGGTGATGGTGTACCGGTTAACAGCACCATGTATTCTGTAAACGGTAAAACCTTTTTCAGCGCTTTAAATCGCTGGCTGGACGGGTTTTTAAAGCTGGACGCCTCATCAATTACCACACAGTCGAACGGCCATTTCTGCTTATAGTGCTCAACCAACCAAGTAATGTTCTCGCGGTTGATCACATGCACATCAGCATCAGAATAAAGAGACGCAATGCGAGCGCGTTCAGAACCCGTGCAGACAGTAATTTTTAAATGGCTCAGATGCGCCCATTTCTCGGCCTCCTGTTTCCATACCGAATTAGCAACGCGCAACGGGGCAACAACGAGCACATGTTTAACGGTGAAACTGTCGATCAAGTCAGAAACAGCAGTGAGGCTGGAAACGGACTTGCCAGCGCCGAGAAACAAGAAACACGCACAACGCTTTTTATCTTTTATGAATTGAATTGTTTTCTTTTGGTATTCGTGCAAATCAGAGCGGGAAAGCATCATCAATTCCTTCTAACGAGTCGATAACTAAAACGGTGCAGCCGTAACTGCGACGTTTGGCGTGATCTTTTAGCTGTTTTGCCGTTGGCTTTTTGCCTGGTGCTTTCAATTCGACAAACAAAATTTCACCGGGTAGCGTCACTAGGCGATCAGGTACACCTATGTTGGACGGACTGACAAACTTCTCACAAAGTCCACCCAACGCTTTGATGCGCTTCACCAGTGCTTTCTCAATGTCACGTTCAAGCATAACCGACCTCTTTTAGCAGTGCGTTGGCTTCGTCAATGTAAACCTGATAATGCACATCAGACGGGAAAGCATCGGGTAGATCCATTAATGGTCGCGCCCCGTTCGACTTCGGTACTTTATTACTGTTTTTCGCGTAACGGATACACTCGTCATCGCTCACTTCACTGGAGTAATAAAAGCGCACCGCTTTACCTAAAACAGCATCGCGCCAAACCGCTCCACCTTGCACACGCCGCACTTTAACGAACTTGGTAATATCTTTACATTGCCTGATTGTCTGTTCGATTGGCGTACCGTTGGCGACACATTGCGCAACCGCTTCAAAGATGATCGTGGCGTCTGGGTTCTTACTCAATCCGGTTTCAGCAAAAACGCCTTTGCGCTTTATTTTTCCGTCCGTCTTCACAGCGATGTAGTTATTCACATCCCGACTGGCGACCGCTTTGTAATCGGTAAACTCCAGCTCGTAGCTGGTGGTCAGCATCCAATCAAAACAGATCTCGTTATAAACCCGCTCTTTGTCTTTTGGTATCGCCGACACAATCCCGTCAGTGTTCGCGCTAACGACTGAAATCCCGTTTTCTTCGAGTTTCTCGATCAACATCAGCAGTGCAAGTTGACCGGTTAACGTGGTCTGGATCAGCAGTTCCGGCGCATACATGGCACTGTATTTGCTGCCCAGTTTACCAAACGAGCCGTTAACGCAGATCTTTAGCGTGTCAGCGGTGACCATATCTTTTCGGTCTTTTGCCTCAATACGACGGGTAACAATCGATTGATAAATAGTGATAAAATCTTTACCCATCGCTTTCGGTGAAAGTTTCTGCTGCAAAATGATACTCGGATAGTAGGATTTTACATCTCCATCCACAAGTAAAGTGTTTTCATCTGCGACAACGTACTGTGATTTCTCGCAACTGTGCAGGCCACCAATCCCCATTTGGTAATCGGTTCTCCCGATCTTGATTTTGGTATCTTTCAACCAGTCAGGCATCGCAATTGACCCGTTGCCGCCCAGCGTAAATTCAGTAGCGACGACCCGATCAAATATGGTTTTCAGCGTTGGGCTTCGATACTCGATAAACTGAGGATCGCGATAATGAAAAACAGCGTTATCAAGGTACTGCTCCGCGCGGTACTCGTTGCCTGTGAGCTTGCTCAGTTCAGACTTGATCACTGTTTCTGCAATCTGAGCATCTGACTTGCTTCGCAGATCAACGCCATACTGTTCTGACATAGATTGGCGTAACGCGATCTGCTGAGAGAGTTTTTCATACAGCATTTGTGTGGTGCGCAAATCGTTTGCGCAATATTCCCGCATCAGCTCGAATTGCTCCGGCTGAATAATCGCATCTGGTTCCAGCGGCAAATCTTGCATCTTCGGCGCGTTCATCCGTCCGCCGTAAATTTTAAGCGACGCTTGACCGGGCGCCACTTCAATCAGGTCGATGTGATCCCAACTCTTCGGCACAAAAATGTTATTGTCTTTGCAGACACGCCATGACGGCAGATTACTTTTGATGATTGAATCAGATAGCGTTTTTAATCGCGCATTGCTAAAACCTTTTAACGCGGCGGCAATCATCGGCAAGTCATAACTCAGACCGTTAAAACTTACGGTCGTGTAGTTGTTCATCAGCTTTTTGATAGCGTCGATTTGTAGCGGCTGTGTGTCGTGGAGTTCAAACGCAGCAATCTTTCCTGTTTTATGGTGCAGGAAGGAGATCAAGAAATAATTTGAGTAACACTCAATATCTAAAAATAACATGAGGGGTAGCCTCTAAAAATGGGATAGAAAAGCCGCACGAAAGCGGCTAGTTTTAAATCTTATTGCTTAGACAAAGAACTCTTCGTCGTCATCACCGAACGCGTCGAAATCGTCCGCACTGGCTCCGGCGTTATCACCGAACGGTTCCCCGTCTTTCATGAACTGGACACCTAAAAGATTCGCGTTCACACGTTTACCGAAACCGTTATTCTGGAACCACAACTCGATAACGGCGTTAACGTAACAACCCGCGTAGATCTTGTTATCGTCTTCGGTCAGTGGAGACTTATCGCGATCAATTACCATCGGACGCTTATTGTTCGCCGCTTTGATCGACATGCAACCGGCGTAACCGTCGTAATCGATGGTGTCACCGTCTTTAAAGCAGATCTTGTCAGCGGGGATCTTCGCACATTTTAAGTTATCCACGACACCTTTTTTGATCGCTTCTTTAATTTCAGCGATGGTATCAGCATGTTTTTCTTTGTCTAACAGCAGTGTAGCTTCAAACTTTGTTTCCTCTCCCTGAAACACCGCTTTACGGAACAGAGAAGGGAAAGAAAGACGCACACCTTGAAGTTTAATTTTAGCCATTTTACAGTTTCCTTTTAGGTTTAACGTTTATTGTCTGAATTGACAGTATAAGTGTTACTTATTATTCATCAGTTGTCAAGCAATCAAAATCATTTTGCGTGATGTTCATCGCAGGACGCGGATCGCTTTCTGGTGCTAATGTCGGTTTACCTTCGGGCTTACAAATTAGATCGGCTAAAACGTCAGCGCGTTTCTTGCCGAGTGCTTTTTCTGCCTGTGCGGGTGAGATCAATTTTTTGGTAAACGCTTTTTCGTCTAGCTCGGTTTGTAGTATTTCGGCAGCCGCGTCCTCGTTGATCCACTGGCGCAACGAGCGTCCGGCCACCAGCTTGAAGCCGTCAAAGTGCTCGCCAGCTTCAAGTTTGTTGGTGACGTAGGACTCAACAGCATCGAGCCATCCGCAGATCAGCTTTTTGTTTTCTAGCGCTTCGCGTAGTTGCGCGTCGGTTAGGCGTTCAGGTGCGGTGAGTTCCAGATCGTCAAAGTCCGACAAGATCAGTTTTTCGGTGTGTGCTTTTAGCTTCGGGCAGACGGCTTTGGCTTTGCACCACTGGCATTGCTTTTCACCAGGTGAGCGTTCAGCATCATCTGACAAAGCAATCTCCGCCCGTTGTCGTACCCACTCGCCCCATTTCAGCAGATCGGGTAGGGCGATTTCCCATTCGTCGATATGATCGAGGCGAGGCTGCACAATGGTGATCTGAATTTTATCAAAGGCAAACAGGTTGCCGTAATCAGCAATCGCGCCCAAGGCGTACAGCATCCCCTGTGTGTTGTTTGCTGCGTCCACCTTGACGCCTTTACCATATTTCAGATCGATAACGTGCAGCACGTTATCAGCGACGATCAACGCATCCGATGTACCGAAACCATCAGGCACCCAATCCGAGAAATCAACTTGCACCTCATAGAGATGGTGACCGGAGAACTGGCGCACATAGTCAACGTAGATCTGCACATAGTCAGCCATCGTTTGATCGACCGTGTGCTGATTGTTCTCGATCAGTTGTTTTCCGACCCACTCCGAACAATGCCGATTATTCGTTAACGCGAGTTCGGCCAGCTCATGGGCGCAAGTACCCTCGAAAGCAAACGCCGACCCGTTGTCGGTTAAACCTTCTTCGGCTTTCACGCTGCCAGGGCAATTAAGCCAGCGTGACGAACCGCTGGCGGATAGTTTAGCGTGTAGGGTAGCCATTACAGCGCCCCCAACTTAACGGCTAATTCAGCGCGTTGTGCTTCGTCTAAGTCGCTGATCAAAGAAGCAGAGTAAACCGCTAACAAGTCTTTGATCACTTGCTTGTTTTTACGGTCAGCGCGCACTAGCTCCATGCACTTGGCCTGTAACGCTTCGGCAGTTGGTGCGGCAGTGGTTTGCTCCGGTTGCTTTTCTGGAGCTTCGGTTTCAACCTGTTTTGCTTCGGCTTTCGCCTCTTCTCGCAGAATCTCTGCTTCTTTCTTGATGACTTCGGTAGGTTCAACCGAACCGAGTTTTTCAAGCAGATTAGACAGGCGATCAATGGACGCGGTGAGAGTTTCAATTTTAGATTCTAACGACATTTTAGTTTTCCTTTT